GCCGCAACGGTGTTAGAGCTTGCGAAACAGCGAGCGTAGTATCTGGTTCGACCAGGACGCGGTATCGCTGGCAGAGACGCTGATCGGCACGTTGACGCTGACGAAGTCAACCAAGAGCGGCGAGCCAGAGCCGTTCGTGCTCCTGCCGCACTCGCGTAAGCTGATTGCCAACCTCCTCGGCTGGAAGCGGTCAGACGGCCGGCGCGTATACCGCAAGTCGTACTGCTCGATGGGCCGCAAGCAGGCAAAGACTCAGACGGTAGCGGCGCTGGTCATAGCCGAGTTCTTCCTGAGCCCGGAGCCAAACCAAGAAATCTACATGGCGGCGAAGGACCGCGACCAGGCCAGCATCTGCTTCGATGCGGTGGCTTCGATGATCCGGATTCACCCGGATCTAGAACCGCTGGTACAGATTACCGAATCACGAAAGCTGATCCGGCACAAGGAAACCGGCAGCACGATCCGCGCACTGAGCAGCGACGGCGCTGGTAAGCACGGTTACAACCCCTCGCTGGTCGTCTTCGACGAGCTCCACGTTTGGGGAACGGCAGAGAGGGAGCTATACGACGCCCTGACGACCGGCAGCAAGTCGCGCCGGAATCCGTTGTGGGTTGCCATCACAACCGCTGGGCAGAACCAACAAAGCATTTGCTATGAAGAGTACAAGTATGCAAAACGGGTATTGTCTGGGCAAGTAATAGACGAATCGTATTTTCCGCTGATTTACGAAGTCGCGCCAGATGCGGACTGGACAGATAAATCGCTATGGCCGCAGGCATTGCCCACGCTTGGGATTCTTCAGTCGTTAGACGATTACGAAGAAGAGTTCCAGCAGGCATTAGCTCGCCCCGAACTGCAAAACAAATTCAGACGGCTGTACTTGAACCAGTGGACATCTGTTCGCTCGCAATGGATCTCTCTACACGAATGGGATGAGTGCGCGGGAGACATTCCCGATTTGACAGGCGTTCCGTGTTACGGCGGGCTAGACCTTGCATCGACAAGGGACCTTAACGCTTTTTGCCTGTGCTGGCCGTACCAGGGCAAGGTCTATTACAGAGCGTGGGCTTATCTGCCCGATGGTGTTGTTCACCAAAAATCAAGGCATGACGGCGTTCGCTATGACATATGGGCGAACGATGGGGATGTAATTCTCACGTCGGGCAATGTGGTTGATGGGGCTTTTATAGTCGCCCACATTCTAGAGCTTTACGAGAAGTACCGAATCGAGGCGATTGCCTTTGATCGCTACGGTGCCAATGATACAGCGCAAGCGCTTCAGCGAGCGGGCCTAAAAGTTATCGAGTTCGGCCAAGGTTTTATTTCGATGTCGCCAGCCGCGAAGCGATTCGAGGCGCTGGTTTACGGAAGGCGCTTGGTCCACAGCGGCAGTCAGATATTCCGCTGGTGTATTGACTGCACCGAGGTGGCTTTTGATCCAGCCGGAAATATTAAGCCAGTTCACGCTGAGGTCAATCGCGACAGCACTCGAAACGACCTTGTAATTGCAGCAGTTATGGCGACGGGAATCATGGTCATGGGTCCCGACTCGGACCGCTCAGTGTACGAAGACCGGATGCCGGTTTCAGTTTCTTGGTGAGCATGAATCTTTTCGGACGAATGATGGTCAAGCTGGGGGCAACACCCCCTCCTGATAACGACTTCTGGTACAAGCCGGTGAGCGGGTACACCTTCGGTGTGTCTGCTGATTCGGCGATGCGCCTGTCGGCTGTCTGGGCCTGCGTCCGTGTGATTGCCGAGACCATTGGAAGCTTGCCGTGTGGCGTCTACCGGCGCACGCGGGACGGCCGGGAGATCGACCGCAACCACGCTCTATACTATCTGCTCCACGACTCGCCGAACGACGACATGAGCGCGTTTGAGTTCTGGGAGCTCGCCGCGAAGTGCCTCTGCCTGCAGGGCAACTTCTACGCGCGCATTTACACGAACATGCGCGGCGACGTGACGCGGCTTGTGCCGATGGACCCTTCGAAGATGTCGGTAAAGCGCGACAAGCAAACCGGCATTCTGGTGTACACCTACGGCCAAGATCAGTACACGGCCTCGGATATCTTTCACATCCCCGGCCTAGGCTACGACGGCGAAGACTACCTGACTGGGTTTTCGCCCGTCACCTACATGGCGCAGAGCATCGGGATGACGCTTGACGCTGAATCGTATGGGGCGAACTTCTTCCGCAATAACGCCACGCCCCCGGCCTATCTGACGGTTCCGCAGGCGCTGTCGAATGAGGCGAGGAAAAACCTTCAAACGTGGTTTCTCCAGGAGTTCGGCGGCGTGAAGAACGCGGGCAAGATCGGCGTGCTTGAGCAGGGCGGGGAGATCAAGACGGTTTCGATCAATCACAGGGACATGCAGTTCCTGGAGCTCAGACAGTACCAGAAGTCTGATATCTGCTCTATCTATCGCGTCCCGCCGCACATGATCCAGGACCTGACACGCTCGACCAATAACAACATCGAGCATCAGGGAATTGACTTTGCGACCCACACGATCCGGCCTTGGCTGACGCGCATCGAGAAGCGGATCAAGATGCAGCTCTTCGGCCCGCGCGAAGCGGCGCTGTACTACGCCGAGTTCAACATGGACGCGCTGTTGCGCGGCGATGCAGCGAGCCGCGGCACGTTCTACAGCACGCTGCGAAATATTGGCGTGCTGAACGCGAACGAGATTCGCGCCAAGGAAAACCTGAACCCTTACGACGGCGGCGAGAAGTACCTGATTCAAGGCGCGATGGTGCCGGTTGAGCAAGCGGGGCAGTTCGCAGGAGGCGTGCAGCAATGAAGACAATCGAGCAACTATTACAGTGCCCTACGGCGGTGCTCGCCCCGATGGACGCGGACGAAACCGCGCCTCGACTGCGGCGCGTTCTGTTCTACTCCGGCGCGAAGGTTGACCGCTTCAACTGGTTCACGGGCGAAGAGTACGACTTGTCTTTCGACCTCGGCGGAGCTGACTTGTCGAGCGTGATTGGCGCGCCGGTTCTCGACGGTCACCAGTCCTACGAAGCCAAGAATGTTATCGGTTCGGTGGAGTCGGCCGAGCGCACCGGGCGCGGCTACGAGGCAACGCTGCGGATCTCCGAAGCCGAAGACGTCGAGCCGATCTGGCAGCGCATCCAGGAGGGCACGCTCCGCAACGTGTCCATGGGCGTGCAGATCCTCGACATCGAACTGTCGAAGGATTCGCCGAAGGATCGCAAGCACTACATGGCGACGAAGTGGAAGCCCTACGAAATCAGCGTTGTCCCGCTGGGGGCTGACCCGAACGCCCAATTTTTGATGGCTAGTCAGCGACTGGCCGCCGAAGCTTCTACCGCGTACAGCGCGGAGAAAAACAAAGCCCTGCATCAGTTGGCGTTGCGCGAGCGGCGTTGGCGTGTGTTGGGGCGAATTTAAGGAGTAGACATGAAGAACAAACGAGAACTTCTGTCGAGCATTTCCGCGCTGGAAACTGAGTACAGTGCGCTTTTGTCGGCTTCCGCTGGCGCTGCCGATCCGGTTGCGCACCTCGCGGCTGTCGATGCCAAAGAGGCCGAACTGGAGACCGTCAAGGAACAGCTTGCGGCTGTCGAAAACCTCGAAAACCGGGCGAAAGCCAACGCTTCGCGCGAACCCGGCCGGGTGACGAGCGACAACGAAGCCAAGCGGCCATTTGCCAGCCTCGGCGAGAATCTTTTCGCCATCGCCTGCGCGATGTCCCCGCGCGACGCATTCCAGGGTCTCGGCGGCAACGTTGACAAGCGGCTGTATGAGCAACTGAGCCCGACCGGCGCATCCTCGGCCGTTCCGGCTGACGGCGGCTTCGCTGTCGGCACCGACTTTTCGACGGCGCTTCTGAATCGCGCTCGCGAGACGGCGCGGATCTTCCCGCTGACGAATCAGATCCCGATTGGCGAAGGCAGTGACTCACTCGAACTGCCGTACATCGACGAGACCAGCCGCGCGAACGGTTCCCGTTTCGGCGGCGTGCAGGCTTACTGGACCGGCGAGGCCGACGCCCCGACCGCGACGAAGCCGAAGCTCTCACGCCACGAAATCCGGCTTGAATCGCTGAAGTGCTTGGCGTATGCGACCGAGCGACTTCTGCGGAACGCCCCGGCGATGGCTGCTGTCTTCGAGAACGCTTTCGCTTCCGAAATCGCCTTCAAGTTGGACGATGCCATCTGGCGCGGCGACGGCGTCGGCAAACCCCTCGGCTTCAGCGTTCAGAACTTCGGCGGCGCCCTGATGGTCAGCGTGGCGAAGAAGAGCGGCCAGGCGGCTGACACGTTCGTGATCGAAAACGCGACGTCGATGCTGTCCCGCCTCTACCGCGAACCGGGCGATCGGATCGTGTGGCTTTGCAACCCCGATGTCATCGGCCAGTTCCCTTTGATGACCATCGGCCAGCAGCCGGTGTTCCTGCCGAACGGCAGCGTCGCCGGTGCGATTCAGTACGGCACGTTCCTCGGCTTCCCGGTGATCCCGGTGGAGCAGGCCGAAACCCTCGGCGACAAGGGCGACGTGGTTCTGGCGAACCTGTCCAAGTACGTCACCATCACCAAGGGCGGCGTGCGGGCGGCGCAGTCTATGCACTTCCGTTTCATTTACGACGAAATGACATTCAAGTGGTCCATCGACGTGAATGGGCAGTCTGCCATCAAGCAACCCATTACGCCCTTCAAGGGCTCCAGCACCCTGTCGCCGTTTGTCACGGTTGACGCTCGCGCCTAAGGAGGACACGAGATGATTCCCTACGAACTTCTGAACAATCTGCACTTCATCAAGGGCCTTGACCCGGTGGCCGATGCCTTTTCGGGTACGGTCACTTCGGACATTGTGGACATGGCGAATCACCAATCGGCCATCTTCATCGTGTACAAGGGTGTCGGTACCACCGGCACCTCGACGATCACGGTTGAGGCCTGCGACGACGTTAGCGGCACCAACGCTACGGCGGTTCCGTTCTTCTCGAAGTCGATCACTTCGACCGACATTCAGGGCGCGATGACGGCCCGCGCGGCGGCTGGTTTTGCGACCACGGCCGGTTCGAGTCAGATTTACGTGATCCAGGTGGCGACGGAACAGTTGGCGGCGACTGGTTACCAGTTCGTGCGCCTCAAGGCCGTGGAAGTGGTGGACTCGCCGGTTCTCGGCGGCATCGCTATCGCCCTGGCTGGCCCGCGCTTCGGTGGCTCGACGACCGCAACTGAAATCGCCTGAACCATGAACCTCCAACTCGTAACGCCGCCAACTGAATGGCCGCTGTATGAAGCTGAGTTCGAGGCGCACGCACGCGCTAAGGGCCAGCCTCTCGACCAGCTACAGCCATACATCCACGCGGCGGCGTCACACTTGGAAACGATCTGTAACCGTCGATTTCTCCAGCAGACCTGGAAGCTGTTCTTGGACGGCTTCCCGGCCTCTGGGGAGATCGCACTCCCCTACTCTCCGCTCGTTTCGGTCACTCACCTCAAGTACACCAACACGGCGGGAACCCAGACCACGCTACCGACGACCGAGTACGCCGTGTCGCTTCGCACTCCTGGACTTCTGCGGCTCAAATACAACAAGACCTGGCCCACGGACACGCTTGAAACCACCGACCCCATCGAAGTTCAGTTCGTTTGCGGCTGGAATAACGCGGCATCTGTCCCGCTGCCACTGAAGCAAGCTATCCGAATGCTGGCCTCGCACTTCTACGAGAACCGCGAAGCGGTCATCGTGGGCACGACGGCCGCAGTCGATGAGGCCGAACTGCCCTTCGCCGTCTCCGCACTCATTGCGCCGTGGCGGGTGTGGCTGTGAGGGCCGGAGCGATGCGGCACCAGATCCGCATCGAGCAGAAGGCCATCGACGTGTCGGGCGACGGGGACCGGACGGAGACCTGGGGCACGTTCGCCGAGGTATGGGCCTCCGTCGAGACTGGAAACGGGCGCGAGTTTTTCGCGGCGCGGCAAGTCATCGCGGACCTGACCCACACGATACGCCTACGCTACCTGCCTGGACTCGCCCCGGATATGCGTATCGCTTACGACGACCTCAAGACTGGCCGGACCCGGTACTTCGACATCAAGAGCATCCTGAACCCTGACGAACGCGACGAAATGCTCACGATGCAGGCGACTGAGGTGCTGATCTAATGGCGCGACAAGTTCGGGCGATCACCGTTTCCGGGATTGACGACCTGACGCAGCAGCTTCGCAAGCTGCAGGCGACGGCGACCGGCGAACCGATTAGGCAGGCGCTTCTCGAATCGG